ACTGATATTCTTGGGCCGAGCGGTTGTTGTTCTCCTGCAGTCGGAGTAACTCGTCTTCAGTCTGGGCGGTCGGGGCTGCATCAGAGACTCTCTGTGCGTACTCTTCGATTGCGGCATTGAGAGCGGCATCGTTGTACTCGCCCGCCATCTCTTTGTCATACGTGTTCCACGGTTTTTCCTGAATCTCTTTATTCTGGGCGGCTGCCTTCTGTTCAGGCGTCCACGAATCTACTAACTCGGGGGCCGCGTCCTCCCACCTTTGCATATAGTCTTCGTTTGTTAATCCCATACACCCCCTCCCGATGTTGTGTAGGCTCCTCCGATTACGGTTCCGGGCCGCTTCGCGGAGGAACCTGCACTCATCTAACGCTTCTGTATCGGCACGTGCCGCAGTAGCAAGCCGCAGTCGTTGCCGACGCTTTCCTACAGTTGGCCACCAGTAGTTCCGCCGTCACCTGTCTCGGGTAATCCACCCGATTCGGGCTCGACTTCCGCGTCAAACTCTCCGTTGCAGTAGGCCTTGAACGTATCATCGTTCTCTGCGGCTGCTGCAATCTGACTTCTTAAACTCTCGTTCGTACGCCGAAGCGTACGGTTGACCACACGGAGCGTAGAGTTCGTCTCGCGCAACCGTGTTACTTCTTCTTGCAGAATGTCATTGCCCTCTTTGAGAGCAGAAACCACTAGCGTATCCTCCATACACCCTCCTCTGGGTATTACTTACGACCACGCCCCACCGTCTGCCCCGTGCCCGCGTGGGTTGAGTTCCAGATCATTGCCGCGTGCTTCTTTGCGTTCTTCAGGGACATCGTCTTTCCTGTCTTCTTGTCTTTGTGTGTTAGGAACTTGTCCCTGATCTCCTCGTAACCCTTTGGCATACCGTTCCTCTTTCGGTTTCCACTCTTCGGTCACCTGAGCAATGTTGAAGTTCTGCCCGTGCTTGCGTTCCGCTGAGTTCGACATAATCCCTCCTGATGCTTCTCCAAGTATTCCGCTGCGAACCGGGCGTTATCCACACTTTCGAGTAGATGTCCTAAGGCAAGGTTGCAACGGTGATGAACAAAATCACGGAGTTGTTTAGTCTTGTGATTATGGTCGAGTGCGGGACTGGTTGCCCGCTGAGAGAAGTCGAATGGCTGATGACACATGCCACACAAATTATTCTGGGAAGCTAGTTTAGCCTCGTACCGTTCTCGTGTTAGCCCGTAGCGGTACTTATAAACCCGCCCCACGGCCAACCAAGATTGTTATCTCGTTGTCGTTGGGTACAGGAGCGTTCCCGTTCCCGACATTCATCTAGATGTTCTGCTCGGTACTTCGCCTGTCGTTGTGCGTTTGTTTGCATTTTTATTCTCCAGTAAAGAATTTGGGGTGGCGTTACTGGCACCACCCCTTCTCGTGGGTAATTAATCCAGAGATTATTGTGGGTGTTAAATCCTTTAGAATTAGGAGGTTCCACCCGTCACGGTGACAATAAGTTGGGCATCGATTAAATCGATGTAACTTTCGTCCATCACGGTATTCACGTCTACCAGACTCTGGCCTTCGGTATTTCCGAAGGTAGGAATCTGGAAGTCGATGATGACCTGTCCGGGGAATCTTCCTCGAACAGTCCACGGATTAGCGTCATCGTCATCGACAGTGGCCGAAGCCATATCGAGTGCGAATCCCGCATAAGCCTTCGCGCCGAGCACGTTCGCTCCACCGAACGGATTCGGTCTGTACCAAGAAGGGAGCAACTCGTATCCGTATCCCTGCGATGTTCCCAGCGGAGCGGCAGCCTTCACGATTGCATTGCAACCGTAGGGGCTGACACCGTAAGGTACGCCGCTTGGAACCAAGGCTAGGATCGGAGACGTAATGAGTTCCGTTGTGGACATAGTAACCGTGGCGGTTGAAGCCAAGGCCCGTCCTTGGAGGTTTCCACCACCAAGGGTGACGGAAGCCAACGCCATGATTGTTCCAACCATGTTCGACTGAATCCCGTTCCAAACTGTGGTTGCCGAAGACCCAACAACCCAGTAGACGTTACCCGCCTGTGCGCCATTCAGCAGGACGACTTGTGCCCCGCTTTCCAGCGTAAGTGTCGAAGACGCCTTGAATACGAACACCGCTTGGGGGTTTCCCTGAGCGTCAAGGTAGATCGTGGTCGGGATGTCTAAGGCCCCACCACTGTAGTTGCCTGCCTTGTACGTGTTCGCGGTCAAGTTGCCGTTGACGCTCATGTTGTCGCTACCCAGAGCGGTGAACGACAATCCGCTGTAGTATGCGATAGCGGCAGTCAAATCAGTCTGAGCCTGCAACGCCGCCGCGTCTGTGATGTGCTGCACGTTCGGGGGAACCACGTAATCGGGCGGGAAACTCGATATGGCAGTCCCGGGGTAGAGACCCACGTCTCCACCTGTGATTACGGAGCCCGCACCCGCACTACCAACGATGGATGAGTGGGCGAGGATAGCGAAATTCGCTGCCGTGCCGAGATGGGTCGCCTGAGGGGTAAGGACAATGCCGCCGCCTGTCCCCGGCGGATACAGCGAAACTGGAGCGCCCGAATCATCGACAGGAAGTGCGGTGACCTGCACAAAACCGCCGATGGGGACACTCACCTGAAACTGTGATACGCCTCTCGTGCCCGGGACAAAGGGGACGATAGGCAGAACTCCAAGACCCGTAAGCACCACGTTCGTAGCGATTCCAAGTCCGGTAGTCTGCTTCGGGTCATTCGCTGTAGGATCGTACGGATCGAAGGAAGACATAGATTCTCATTTCTGTGGCATCGCCGCCACGTAAAAAGATAGGGCGTGTTTTTAGGCACGCCCTTCAATTTCTCGTCATCCCTTAGGGGAGGACAGTCACGATGATCTGTGCGTAGATCATCATGATCGGAGTCTGGGTTGCGGGATTAGACCCGTCATTGACTCCGAGGGAATTGTCGTACACGGGGTACTGACACTCGACGATGCACTGTCCCACCGCATTCGCAGTGATGACCACATCTGCATCGTACGTGCCGTACGAAGCGCCGAGGGTAACGACAGCGGCATTGTACTTCTTGCCCGCGATGCTACCGTTGTTCGGCTGATACCACGCAGGAGCGCCCGCCCCTGCAGGGGCGCAATACGCCTCCCACACGAAGTTGTCGTTGTAGTACTCCGATACTGGCACAGCGTTGTTCTGGACATCCACGAGGGATGCCACAACCGCTTCGGACTTCGGATCGCCGTAATCGTAGGACCCGTAGGCCCCCGTTCCGCCCGACAAACTCAGCGTCAGAGCATACTGTGCGACGGGAAAACCGCTTCCCGCCGTGGCTCCGATACCTTGCCCGTTGACGGGGTTCAGCACCGCGCCCGGGTGAACAGTGGTTCCGCCACTGGGAGACGTAATCTTCGTCCCTGCAATGTGGACATACGCCGCTACACCGAGTCCGGTCGTAGGATTTGAACTTGGCATGTTAACACCTTTCTTCCGCCGTAGCGGAGCTAAATCAGATACCGGGAGCGAAGCGAGAGGGGTTATTAGCCCAGTCCCGCTTCGGGGTCCCGATTCCTATTAGCTGATGGCCGAAGCCGCGTCGATCTCACGGATGCGGATCGTGGTGTCCGGACCCAACGAGGTCGTAAAGTGAACGCGGTAGGAAGTCCATCCCGGGATCAACCCTTCAGGGTCGGCCACGGTCGGTGCAGCGTTCTGTACCACGTTGCACTTGATGTTCTGCCACTGTCCTTCACCGAACGTAGTGTCGTTCTGCGCTCCGAGGTTGATGGAGAAGATTCCATCCTGCCCGAAGATGTACGTTCGCAGAGCGGTCAGGCCAGTCACGCCTTGGTAGTTGGCGGTCTGGGTGACGAGGTTCGTCTGGAAGAACTTCACGCCGGAAGACGGCAGTTCAACTGTGTCTTCGAGGTCGGTGCTCACCAACTCGTCCATGCTCATCTGACCCTGAGCGGTGTGCTTCAGGATGTCGATGGGGGAATCGTTGCTGTTGTCAGCCAGCACGTCGCCAAGGGCGAACGGGTGGATAACGCCAGCGAACATGTCCTTCATGAACGGCTTCACGGAACGGCCAGCCAGTGACTGGACGGCGTTTCGGATTTGGCTCAGTGAAAGAGCGGTGAAACTGGAGGTCGAAGCAGCCGCCAACTCGATCAGCACGCTGGAGTCGATGCTGTTCGCACCGTCTGCAGTCGCACGGACCAGAGCCGACAGGGACTCGCCCAACTGATACGACAGTTCCTTCGCCACGTTCTCGACAGTGTTGTCGATGGCGGTCGCCAAAGACAGACTGGAGAAGTTCGCGTAATCTGCGTACTCCCCGATTGTCGCGGTGGTGTTCAGGACGTTGACGCTCAAAGACGAGCCAACGGTTCCTTCGGTGGTCTGAGTGGTCAGAGCCGCCAGCGGAACGTACATGAACATCTCGTACTGGTTACCGGAATTCTTCGGCAAGTCCAGACGCTGTGAACAACGGACGAACGGGGTCTGCGCCTTCAAGTTCTCGCGGAACCGTTTGTCGTAATACTTAACCGTGCTCTGGGGCAGGTTAGATAACTGATTGCCTGCTGGGGAGAAACTCATGATAAGTTACCTCATGAGATGTTAACGAGTGCGGGCCGCCCGACGGGATTCCTGCTCTTTGTAGAGTTGGTCTACCTGTCTGGCAAAAGCAGGGTCTAACATCTGCTTCTTATAATTATCGGCTGACATTCTGTCAACATCTGCTAGAGTCAGAGAACGATCACTCACGGGAGTGTTCCCGCTGGCTGAAGATACTCGATCATTCAAGCCGGATGGTGTCTGATGTCTAGCGGTTTGTACCGACTGTGCTTCAACGCTAATCCGAGCGTCTGCGACAGCGGGAACCTTCGCTTTCGGTTCCGATTCCACGGTTGGGATGACGGCATCCACAACAGCCTGTGACGGTTGGACAACCGGGGCGGGAAGCTGCAATGCGGCAGTTCTCGCCAAGGCGATTTCAAAATTCTCTGGAGTGGGGGCAAGGTCTCTCGCGCACATCCAATCGGTTAGTACTAGACGATTGGCTTCCACGTTGTAGAAGTTATCGCCCACGTTATCGATAAAGGCGTCGAAGCTACGAATGACTTTCTGCTCAAGCAGCAATCGCTGACTATCTTGCAGCATGTTCGTGATGACTTCGGGTCTTGCCCCGAACGTCGCTTCGGCTAATCTGATCTTGGCGTCCTCGAACTTCGCAGGATCATTCAACTCCTGAATCAACTGGAAGCGTTCGTCTGCACTCAGTTGCTTCGGCTTAAACTCCGTGAAGTGGGTGCGAGGAGCATTCACAGGGACATCCTCTCCGGGGGTTAGCCCGAGTTTGGATTCTCGTGACAACTTACGCATCCGGCGTAAGATAAGGTTGTTCTGCTCCGTGAGCTTCGTAGTCAGTTCGTCGGGCGTCGTGTAGACGATGACTTGCTTGCCGCCGTACGACTTGCCGTTTTCGTCGGTCGGCTGCCATTCGTACCGTTTTTCGACGGGTGTGACGTCGTTTTCGACGGGGGCGAGCACCGCAGTGGACGGAACCGTCTCCACTGCCGTCTTCGGGACGGCGGGTAAATTCGTTTCGGGGTCGATGGCGACTTCACCAATCGGCTTCCCCGTCTCTGGGTCAATGATCGGGGCCGTCACGACCATAAGTGCGTTGACTTCTTCGATGAAGGTCGGGTCGCTCATACGCTTCGAGTACTCCGACGCCGACATCTTGTTCACTTCCTGTAACGTAAGTTTTGCCATGATAACCTCCTCCGGTTATTTAGAACGATTCCTGTCCAGAAAACTCGGACGGGTAGTACGGACGCTCTGGATCAGAGATAGACCCAATCGTCGAAGCCTCATTCGCTGCCAGTGCAATCTCTTCGGAGATTCTCTGCAATAGGCCGGTGTAAACCATACCTGAAGCCTTAGCCATTGCGTGATTGGAGACAACCTCTGCGGCGTTAGAATTCTCCGTGTTAATCAGCCGCTGGTTGAACAGTTTCAGTTGGTCTTCCAACATCCGCTGGATCAGACCGAAGAATTCTCCGTTCACGGTGCCTGCGATGATCGACCTCTGACGTTGGTCGAACTTAGTCAGAGGTTCCATGCCAATCTTGGCTAGATCAGGACTCTCCATACACCCCTCCTAGAATTTTCGCCAGTGCCTCGCGGCCCGCTGGCGTCCCGGGTCGGCTTCATTGGCAGCCGACAGCACATCTTATTCGACATTCGGCATCTGCCCTTGGATTCCCTGTTGCGACGGGGTTCCATTGACCGTCTCCGACATTCCGCTGGCCTTAGCGGCCTCACGGGTTATGTCCCGCTTGATTCGGTTGTCAGATGCTTGATCTTCGAGTTGCTGCTTCTGGACGAACTTCTGTTGGTCGCCTTGCTGCTTGGCCTGCATTGCACCTTGCTGCATAGCGGCCTTCGAGTTCGCATCCCGGCGCTGTTTCATCTCAGCCGTCATCGGCTTGATGATGTCGTTCTTGTTCTTCCACTCACTGGCTTCGAGCCACATGGAGATGATCGGCTTGAAGTCGATGTACTCCTGATTGATCTCTGCCAGCGATTGCTGAATCTGTGGGTTGTCGAGAATCTGCGTGAGCATAACCATCGACTGTGCCATCGTCCGCTTCGCAGCCAACGATGAGCCCGCAAGGACTTCGTACTCGATCTGGGCGTTGTGGAACTCCTGAATGTCGAAGCCTTCTAGGAAATCCGCACCCTGATCTTTGCCGAGGATGTGCAGGATCGCTTTATCTGACATTACTGTGAACGTCAGCATTTCGATGATGCCAAGGAACGGCTTGAAGACCTGCTCGATGAAGTTGTCTAAGGGACCATCCAGTCTTGTTGCACTGGCCCCCGCCATTAGGTTCGCCCCAGTGGCCGACCGACCCATGCCAGCCCGTGGGCCAGCAGAGGAACCTTGGACTAACGTCTGGTCTGCACCAGACGAACTCTCCGTCGCTGTCTCGGATTCCTTCAGAGCCGCCCAGATATCGGACGGCACCTTCGGACTCTCCATCAGCTTGTAAGATTTCTCCACATCCGTCACGCTTAGAATCTTGCCGATGCCTGTGCGGATGGTTTGCGTCGGGGCGTTGTCGTCCCTATTACGCAGATAGATCGGGTTCACACCATAACTCAGTATCTTGAGAATGGCGTTGATGCTTCCTTGGTCAACCCGCTGATTCTGGCCAACGATCAGGCCGAGACCCATACCGTAGAATGCCCGGGGGCGATTCCACCAGTTGGATGACAGGAACGGAATTTTTTTGAATTCGTTCTCGCCCGTGAAGATCACTTTTTCTTGGTTGAGAACTATGATCTTACGACCTTTGTCCCAGTACTCTAATACTTCGAGCTTGGTTCTAAATGGGTCGGGGCTTGCGTCGTTGTTAATCTCTTCGGAGTGGAACACAACTCCACGAACCTGTGTCTCCTGATCGAGTTGTCGGGTGCCCGCACGGGGCTGGCTCTCCCAAATGGCTCTGATCTGTTTGTCAGACGGGAACTTATACCCGTCGATTGCAAGGCCGTTCTCGCCGTCGTCTTTCGCGCCGACGATAGACTTCTTGAGTTCGATGAACTGATACCAGTCCATGTACCGCACGTCGATAACCCAGCCTGCTTCTCGGATGTCCGAGACTTCGCAGTGTGGATCAACGAGCACCCTGTTCAATGGACGATGCTCAAAGAACGGTAGCGGCACGACTCTCACCGTGCGTTCGATCTTGGGTGATTCATCGGTAGCGATAGACGTTGTAGACGTACTCCCGTCGGGATTCGTAGACTCGACGTTCGTGAACGTAGCCGACCGCTTGTATGTTTCTACCTCGTTCCAGTCATATCCCCACTTGAAGATACCTGTTCCAAGGTGCGCCATCTGCTCAAGGCCCCACTTGACGTGGTTCTTGAACTGACACTGATCGAGGATGAACGAATACAAAGCCGTCTTCGCATCCACAGCCTTCTGACTCGTGCCTGGACGTGGCCGAAGTAACATCGGTGGGTCGTCGTAAAACAAACCCTTGTAGAGTTGCGGTACAACCGCGTTGCAAACCTTCGCAACCGTGAATCGCTGGACGTTCGGCTCAAGAACATAAGTGTTCTCGTAGACCGTCATCGGTCGTGGCGATTGGAACAACAAGTCTGCATCGCGCCACAACAAAGTCCACTGGCGGTTTGCAATGAACGCATTCGCCATTTGGGCCGACTTACAGACCAAGGTCAGTTCTTTGTCGATGGGTAGTTGGCCCTTCGCATCGAAGTCTTTCGCCTGCAGCCCGCCGTTTGGGTCACCGTCAGGTACGACGGTAGCCGTCAGTACAGATTCATCAGCCATGAGATTTCCTTCCTTATCCCATCAGGTCTGCGAGGGGGTCGCCTGCATCTGACCCTAGCCCGAATCCTGTAGGTAAAGGTTCGCTATCAGCGGAGTCCGGAAAACTCGAAGCCAATGCCGCCATGTTGGCGGGATTCTGAACCAGCCGTTCAAATACTTGTCGGTACTCTGCTTGCTGCTTCGGATTGAAGTACACATCCTGAGCCGCAGATACCTTCGCGTCGTTCGCGGCGTATGCCGAGAACTGGTTGATGAGGATCGCCAGTACATCCACGATGTCATCGTGCGTTGCCGCAGCGGTACCGAACTTAGACAGTTCGTCATAAAGTTGATCGAGATTAGGACAGGTGTTGAGGAATAGCAAGTTCCCCAGACCTAGTGCATTGAGCACTGGCCCCGCCTTCTCAGTCTTCGACTTGGTCTTCTTGCCCTGACCAAGTGAAACCCATTCGATAGGAACACGGACTTTCAACTTGTCCATCTCCCTATAGGCCTCGCGGCCCATCCACTTCACACCAACTGACTCTTCGATACAGATGCGCCGAGGTTTCCATTGGAGGGCCGTCGCCGCAATCATCGCTGGCAGTTCAAACTCGTTGTAGCGGTCACGCTTCAGGTCGATGAGGAAGAACCTCCCGCCTAGAATCATGGCCGTCGCTATGACTGTGTAATCGGCCCACGACTTAGTCGAATAGGCCGTGTCCACACAGGTGACAATCATTCCCGTGGCTACCGTCGGCATCTGTGCCGCTGGAATTGTACGTCGTACCAACAACTCCCGTGGAAACTTGATGACGTGTAACTGAGTCGGATCGTTGAGATACTTAATTGCAAAGTACTCATCGGTCTTCTTCTTGTGATAGAGAAACTTGTACGTTAGCGAGTGCTCATTGTCCGGTACATTGAACCAG